GAGCGTTGAGATTACGCCGGTTTCAAGCAGTCTGTCGCATTGACCGACTTTCCAGGTGTAGGTGTTTGCCATTAAAAAGAAGCAATAGGGTCAGTGTAACTTCATAGCCCCGCGTTGCCACGGGGCGGGTTGCTGTTAGGCGATACCAGCATCAGATAGACGCTTTTCAAGGGTTTCGATACGCTCCATTGCTTCTTGAAGTGCTTTGACAGCTTTCATGTAAAGGACGGAGTAATTAACGGATTTAGTGACGGTGCCGAGATCCTCGCCCTCAGCATCGCGGTCAGGTGATTCACTAACAAGTCCAGGCGATACCGTTTCAACTTCTTGAGCGACAACACCGATTTGAGTGTGTGTTTGACCTTCAATAAAGTTGTAGTTACGAACCTGAATTGCTTTTAGATCGTTCCATTGAGAGTTGGCGTCAACAATATTTTCTTTTAACTTGGCGTCAGAGATTGCACCGTAGGAGTTGTTGGTGTTTTGAACGTTGCCGTTGGTAAAAACTTGAAAAGCAAGCGTACCAGTTCCAACGCTCCCTAACGTTCCCGAGTAACGACCCATAATGTATCTAGAACTTGTACCCGCAGACTGTGTTGTGCTTAGGTCTAACGAAGAAACAGTACTCTGCATAAAACAGACTCCACGACTCTCAATCCGCATCCGCTCGGTTGGTGATGACGCACCATCGGCAGTGGTCAAAAATACGAGGCGGCCAGGGTAGTCGTTAGTTCCACCAGCACCATCGGATTGACAAGTAATGTTTGCGTATTCACCTGCGGCGTTGTCGGTAAAAAATATCCTGCCGATGTTTGAGCCTGAAGACACTGCAGAAGCGGCACTACTGACACCAAGAGCAAGCATCCCCGGTCCAACGCCGCCAGAACTATTACCAACTCCCGTAAGTTTTGCGTATTGAGATTGAGACCCCGTAAGAGCACTACTTGTTCCCACCAATAGCCTGCCCGAGCTGTCGATTCGCATTCGCTCGTTAGCGTTTACCGTAAACTGCATGTGATCAGTACTATGTGCATATCGAATACCACCGGCATACCTAGCAGTTCCTGTTGTACCGTCTGCAAAGAAAAGCTCAGTGTCAGAGGTTGTACCACCTCTTAAAGTCATTCCGCAATGAGATGAGTTTGCTATTGTTAAAGAATCACCGTAAGCAGCAAATCCTGCGGTTGTGGTGCCTACAAGAATATGCCCCGAGCTGTCGATTCGCATTCGCTCGTTGCCCTGCGTCCAAAACGCCATGTGATAGTCGCTTGTGTTATATCTAATTAAACCTTCATGGCCAGTTATGTGTCCATTTGGTGTGAACATTAATCGGCAATAAGAACTCGCAGAGGTGTTTGTACTATTGATAATTAAACCGCCATCGCTGCCACTTATCATTGCTTGCGTAAAACTATTCGCTCCACTAAGAAAAGAAGTGGCTCCAACGACTAATTTTCCATTGCTGTCAATTCTGAGGCGCTCGGTTGGTGATGACGCACCATCAGCAGTAGTAGAGAACACTAGGCGTCCTGGCATGTCATTAGTGCCGGGAGTGCCATCTACATCTGCTGCTAAAGAAGCCGCTGAGACATAGTTGGTTCCATCGAATCCATTAAACATTATCCTTGCTAAGGATCCTGTAGCATTATTTCCAGAACTGCCGCTATTTAGGTAAACGTATGGAGAGCCATTACTCGTCCTAGTGACCGAAAGTGCTCCTGTTTGATATGTACTACCTTGAACTTGAAATAAAGGACTACCAAGGTTACTATCAATTTTAACGTTACTAAGCGCACTGGTTGCGCCAACCAACAGCCTGCCCGAGCTGTTGATTCGCATACGCTCGGTGCCACCAGTTGTAGTATTATTGGCCGCTGTATAAAATCCTATTAGTGTTGCGGCGTTTACCAAAGAACTGCCGCCACCCATATAGATTTCACTGGCACTTGCTCCAGATGAGCATCTAATAATGCCGATAGGTTCTTCTGCATTTGTGTAGTGCGCTCCACAGAATCTTCCATCTTTATTTGCAGTATTTGCTCTATTTCCGTTTCCGTCACTACCTCCCATTACAATAGAGTAATCATAATTAGGAACGTCAATACCTGCAGAGCCACATTTAGGGGTAGCAATTGCACCAGGGCCAATTAGTATTCGACCCGAGCTGTCGATGCGCATCCGCTCGGCACCAGCAGTTGCCCATTTTAAATAATTTGCGCTGTGATCATACTGAACATATCCCTGATATTCTGAAGCACCAGAAGTACCATCAGAAAAGAAAATTGTTCCAACACTACTTGTGCCGGAACGCAGAGTGATTCCGCAATGACCAGAATCTGCAATAGTTAAATTATCAGCTGTAGCTTCACCTTCAGTTGTCGTACCCACCAACAGCCTGCCTGAGCTGTCAACAGTGACGCGCTGCGCTCCAGCCGTTGCAATTGCTAACGAATCCACTCCAGGTTGAAATAACCCACTATTTACATCACCATTAAATACAAGCGCAGGCGCACCCGCTGTTCCTGCTGTCAGGTTTAAGCCCTGGTTAAATGTCCAACAATCAGTGCTATTAACCCAAGTGAGTGTTTTATCAGATGCACCCTTTAGCGTAATGCCACCGCCGTCAGCCGTTGTATCAGAAGGAGTCGAAACCTTTCCGATCTCAATATTTTTGTCTTCAACTACAAGCGTGGTCGAATCGATTGTTGTTGTTGTGCCATTGACTGTCAGATTGTTTGTAACCGTAAGGTTGTTAGCAATCGTGATGTCATTAGCCAGCTTGGCGCCGGTTACAGCATCATCTGCAATATTTGCAGTTGTTATCGGGTACGCATTGATCTGACTCCACGGCGTATAAGCCAGCGCAGCCCACACCGCAGAACCTGTGCCTACTTTCCATTTCCCTGTATCCGTTTCATATCCAAGCTCGCCGTTGAGCAACGTTGGGTTATCCGATGTCCAGTTTGCCGCCGTGTCACGGCGTTGCTGCATTAATGATTTGATTGTGATGCTCATGAGTCGCCCCCGTTAAAGATGTACTGCCTGGCCGGTGTGGCTGACGCTGTAAGTCCGTCAACAATGTAAACGGCATCTAAACCAGCCGCATCTCCAGCGTCCAAATTGAAATCACCCTGTTCTATCGAATGGCTAATCAATTCAACTTCAACCGTAAATCGGTCATAAGAAACATCTGTAATACTTGGCGGGCTTGCATATCTCCAAGCCGTGTTGCCAAGCGCCGGAACTGGTTCTGGCCCGCTGTAATCACCCCACAACGCATTTGTTCCAAAGAAAAAGTCATAAGTTCCTTTAGCGGCTAAATAATGCGCCGTAATAAGGTTCATGTTTGTTTCCGTTAAGTACGAAAACGTGAGCTGCAAATTTTGGTTTACAAGTCGGCTTCCTCTTCTAAAACTTGCTGTTGCACCACTTAATGCTATTTGCCTGGCAACAGGAACATTCCCAACGGAGTAGACCCGAACGTTTGGCGACAGCGAAGGGAAAAAATCCATCTTTAAGCTAAAACGCTCAACAGAGCTACTTCTATGTTAAACCGACCTGGAACCCCACCTTGCTCAACAGAAAACGCGCCTGCATACTGCCATTGATAATTTGATGCGCTTACAGGTACAGCCGAATACCCAGACCAAACTACGTTAGGCAAATCAAAAGCAATTAGAGAACCTTGTTGGCCAGCATAATGGTTGGTAATTAAATTAGCTTGGGTTTCGGTTAAGCCCACATAGCTAAGAGTTAATAAATGCTGCGCACCTTTTGTTTCGTTAAACAAGAAACGAACATTTATGCCACTAGGCCCGCCATAAGTTGCTTGCGGAAAGTTGCCAAGCGTTAACTGCCTTGCGTTTGGAGTTAATGAAGGGAAATTAGCCATCAGACAACCTCAAAAGTAGTGTTGACTACATCGTTGCTAATCAATGAAACCCCACTTGCATTGACAGGAAAGTGCATTGCTAAAATGCTAGTAACACCATCGGAAGCATGTTCAACGCCCGTGACTTGGTAGGTTTCGATTTCTGTCCGGTCATCCCCAGTAGTGTTAATTCTTTGCCGCTGCACTTTGATGATCTGAGTTGGAATCAAAGACGTGGTTAATAAGGGTACGTCAAAGCTAATTGTATGCGTTGAATGCTTCCGTCGCGACAATTCGTATTTAGCGTAAATTTCTGCGTGCTCTTGGTTAGTGCAAAAATCTGTCATGTCAAACTGCTCTGTTGGTGCATCATTAGCAGTCGTTGAGAACCGCACAGTTTTTGTACGTTGGCCGCCAATCTCTTGCGCGGAAGATTCTCTAAATATCATTGAAACGTTAAAGTCTCGTCTTTGTGCTTGGTCAAAGTAAACCTTTGAGAATGATCCAGGCAAAATATCAACTTCGGTAAACGTCTTGACAGGCGTTAATGCGGAAACGTTTATATTATTACCTGATAAAGGCAACAACGGCTGCAAGCTGTAACGCCCATTTTTGGAGATAAACGAAAGCAGGAAAAATGGCGCCATGCTTGTTACATACTCGACGACGTTTACAGATTGATCAATAACACCATTGAAAAACGCTTTTATGTTTTCGCAAAATGTTGCGAGTGCCTGGAGGTTAGACGTATCTATAGGCTGAGCAATTAATGCGTTGTTTGGGTTTGCTCTTTTGATCAGAGCAAACAAGTGCATGGCTAAATCAACGAATTGATTGCTCGGCCCAGTCGTTGACAGCCCTTGGCTATACAAAACGACATCAGCCCCGTTGTCGTAAAAAATAGAAATTTGACGGGTAGTTTTCCTTGGGTTCCCTTGCTGAACAGCGTCGTATATGTCGCCATCAATTTCTAAAAAAGTGACATCAGAAAAAACCGTAAAGTCATAAGAAGAAGGGAATGCTGCAGGGTTAGAAACTGGACTGTAGCCAGATTCTAGTTCTAGCCCGTATAACTCACCCGTGCTTGCGGGGTTGCTTGGGTTGCTTTGCTTATTTACAGTTGCTTCTGGGTATACGATCAAGCAAGGGTTGCTGGTGCCAAAAAGAGTTGTAAAAAAGTTTGAGTCAACAGGCGCTGCAAAAGTCCCGATTGGTGTACTAAATGAATTTATAAAACCAACAGGATGGCCGCCAGCAAGAGCCCCTCCAGAGAAAAAGATAGCATTAAACCTAAACGTAAAACTAGCAGCCCCACTTGTCCCTGCCCAGTAATTAGCAGTTCTGTCAATGCCTGTTTCAATTTCAAAAGCTTTTATAGCCGTCCCTGGGACTGACCAAGTTGAGTTAGTGGTGTCACCTTCTCCACGCGTAATTTGACGATTGTTGTCGTAAAAAGTTTCAATGTTTGGGTTGAACCTTTCAATAAACCCTTTAGGCGATTGAAACCTTCCAACATAATAAGCAGTATCAATGTCACAAAATATTTTATTACTTGTAATAGGGCACACGTTTTTTGCTGCTGCCATTTGAGATTCACTTTTGTAGTATTGAGTAACAGTTGGAGTCGTAACATTTGGCAAAAACTTAAGCGCAACATTGCCTACGTACACCTGTTGGCTGCCTACAGTTGTCGCAACATTTCCTTGGCTTATGGCGTAAAGAAAAACCCCGCCAAAATTATACGAAGCTTGTTTTAACAAATCCGGTTGGATCCAAGTACCGCCGTATTTAGCACCACTGATTGTGACGCGCTTGCAAAATAATAACGGGACAGTATCACCGGCTTGTGCAATTTCCTGCTGTGGTCCAATACTGCTAGCATTAATTGAAGCAGCATTCTTCCTTTGTGCTGGCGAAGCATCTCGTTTAGCGGATGCACTGGCCGGGACTATTTTTTGTTGTTCTCTTGCTCCACGGTTTTTCTTTTTTTTAGCCTGCTGTCGTATGTAATTAGCAGAGCGCCTTTGCGCTCCTTTTTGTATGCTGTGGAAAGCTTTGTTTGAATAGGCTGCGCTCATCGTGTTCGCTCCTTATAAAAAATTAAACTCAAGTTTGAAGGTTCGTTAATTATTTCTGCACCGTGCGTTTTAACCCCATCAATTTTTTTGTTGTCTGCGTTCCGGTAAATTAAATTTTTGCCATCATAAAAAATACATACATTCTCAACCATCGAACCATCAGCGCATTCAACTTTGCATAGATGAGCCAGCATCGTTTCTTCAGTCATACGTTGGTAGGGATCGCGTGATAAGACCGCATCAGCATTCCAGGGGCAACTTTCTTGGTCGGAACCTGTGCTTTCAGTGTATCAATGGCTGGGTTAACAGTCCAGCTGATCGCTTCATCAGAAACTTCAGCAGCGGTAATGCTGCCAATGTAACGGCTAATAAGCTGAGCACTTCCTGAATCAAAAGCAACTTCGCCTGCGTCCTGAATATATAGAGAAGCAACAACCAAATTATCTGCACCAATTGCAGTGTCTGTGATGTCAACTAACTCGCTAGTTGCAGCCATCTCCACCGTTAAATTATTCAACTCAGACGCAAGCGTAGAGCCAAAGCCTTCAATATCAAAAGCTAAATACTTGTACTCTCCAGTTGCATCAGAATCAGCAGAAAGCAACTGAGGCTCAGGGTAGAAATTTTGCCATTGCTTTGTTGGCGTTCGGTTGCCTGAACCATCCAAGACTGACGTGCGATCAGCAAAATATTCAAGAAAGCACAGGATGTCATAAGTAGTTGCCATCAGTCGAAACCTACCCCTGCGCGAACAGTTCCATCACTCATCAAAAACTGCAGAGTTTGCTCAACACCGGCTTGCACAGCTTGGCTCATGTCTTGCATTGTTACATAGTTTTGGCCCCCCATTTGCGTCACAGGCCCTGTCTGAATGCTTACGCTTGCAGATGATGGGGCAACAACACCGCCATCAGCAAAGCCTGGAATAGCGCCAGTACCACGCTTGCCTGACAGGAAGTTGGCAGCGAAGCCAGCCGCTTTACTTTGCGGGATAATGTATTCAGGTTCGCCGCCTTCACCAATGAGGCCAAGCGTTGGCCCTTTAACCATGCCGCCTTTAGCAAAAGCCTGGAAACCACCGCTCCAATATGCACCAGCAGCGGCAGTTTCGCCAGAAAAAGATCCACTATCGCCACCTCCACCAATACTTGCTAGAGCCCTTAGAGCTCTGTTAACCATGTTCAGGATGCCACTCACAATGCCTACGACAAAATTGTATGCTTGCTGGAATGGGCGGGTAATCATTCCATAAACAGCACTAAAAGCATTCCCAATACCAGCAACTAAATGTTGAACACCAGACTGTGCAGGAGCAATAAAAGATCCTTGAATGAATTGCCATGCTTGCCTGTATGGCTCAGTAACGATGCGGAATATGTTGCCAAACGCCGCTTTTGCGTTTGTCACAATTTTATTAATTTGAGGCTTAAATGGCGCAACAAATTTGTCATGAATAAACCTTGAAGCGCCTACAAACGCTTTCTTGATAGGAGCTAAAAAACGATCGTTAACGGCTCTAAATGCGCTCGTAAACAGATTTCCAATTGGTCTTAATGCTTCCCCTATTTCATCACGAAAAGCATAAATTGCTGCACCAGCAGCTACAAGCAATGTTGCCCAGCCAACAGGGCCTGTAAACACTCCAGCAATAATAGGAAGCAATCCGCTCAAAGCTGAACCAATAGAAGCAACAATAGGGGCTAACGCCGCTAATTTTGCACCTAGTCCTAACGCTCCTATTGCTGCAAGTGCGGGGCCGACTGCGGCAGCAGCAGGAGCAAGGACAACAAAAGCAGCGCCAAGGCCAAGTACACCAGCCGTAAAAGTTTTAACTGGACCCGGTAGTTTACCGAATACGCCAACAAGGTTGCCTAAAGCCTGCACTATTGGAGTTATCGCAGGCAGTAATTCTGTGCCCATTGTTGTTGATAAATCAGCCATAGCTTTATTAAATTGCTTGTAAGCGTCTGCCTGCGGTGGATCTTGCCCTGCTAAACCTTCGAGTGCTTTAATTATTTCGGCCGTTGTTATTTTGCCTTGTGAGCTTAATGTTTTAAGTTGAGAGACTTGAACGCCCATCGAGTCCGCCACTGCTTGACCAATGGCTGGAAGCCTTTCCATGATGCTTCTAAACTCGTCACCTTGAAGTGTTCCAGAACCTAAAGCTTGGCTTAACTGCAACATGACACCTTCGGTATCTGCTGCTGACAAGTTCATTTTACTTGCGGCAACATTAACCCCATTAAAAACTGTTCCGATTTCGTCTAGCGAAATGCCCATCGGTCGCAAACGGCCGTAAAGGTCAGTGGCGGCTGATGCTGCTGCAGTTGTGCCAATTGAAAATTTCTCAGCGGCTTTTGACGCTAAAGCTTGAAGTTTTGCTGTTTCGTTGTAACCTTCGCTTAACAATTTAAGCCTTTTCCCAGTCCGTTCAGCTTCAACTCCGGCCTGAGCAAATCCTTTCACAAGAGCAGCCGTACCAACTCGCGCAAGAGTGCCTTGCAGCGTGTTCAGCCTATTAGTTAGAGATTTTGCCCCAGCCTGTATTTTGCTTAAAACAGGGCTGACGCCATCTTTGCCTTTAAGGTCAATAACAACAACGCCCATGCCACAAGCTCTTAACCGTGTGGCACAAGTCTACCTCCGCTTTGCTTTGCGGCGACTTTCAGCCTGTTCAGATGCTTCCGTTTCATACAGCAAACACCAAAGCTGCAGCTCTTCGCGTGACATCTTTTGCGAAAGCTCAGACAACGTATAACCCAGTTCACGGGCTAAACGCATCTGGATTCTCAATGGATAGTCATCTTTGAAGAGCTTGGTTAGTTTTTTGCCTCGTCCTCTGTGACATTACCTTCACCTGTTACAAGAGCAAGCATTAACCCTTGTAAGTCTTCATCCCGAACATCATTCTTAAGCTCGGCTAATTCACCAGCCTTAAACATCCGCTGACCATCAGCATCTGTTGCTTTGTTCACCAATAGCTGCAAAGCATATTGGGTTGGGTCGTCTGAACTGGATTGCTTTTGTGCGCGTTCACGTTCTGCCATCGTCAATGGCGTAGACCAAAATTCAAACTCAGCACCATCGCTTAGGATTACAATTCTTTTGACAGGAACAAGATTTGCAGCTTTTTTTAGGCGATCAAGAGCACGAAGACTAGCGCCAGCGGTAGACATAAAAGCCTTGAAACAGTAAGCAGATAATACTCACAAAAAAACCCCCAGCGCAAGCCGAGGGTATTGCGATCAAAACGATTATCAGCTCTTGCTGAAATCGAAGGTAGGAACAGCAGATGGACGGAACGCAACCTCGATTGATTGTGCATCGTCTGGGTTGACTGTAAAGCTGGCTGAAGTAAGCACAGCTTCCATCTCAATGCTTCGGCTTAGGGTTTCATCAACAACACCAGAGGCGACTACCCGGTCGGTGTAGAGCTTGAATTGAACACCGGTCTGAACACGCTGGATAACGTCATCAACCAAGCGTGACGCAATCGTGGTGTCATCATCTGTGGTGTAAATAGTGGCTGAACCTTCACCGTCAGCAAATCCCGTAATGTAGGTTTTAAACGGAGCAAATTGACCAAGCGTTTGACCGATGGTGGTTACATCAATCTCGTCGCGTGTGATTTCAAAACTCCATTCCCTAATCGCTCCAACCGCCTCAAATTCAGAGTATTTAATCGTAAAAGGCGTTGTTCCGTCAGTGCCGTCATTAGACAGGGCTAGTTCAGTGGCCCCAGCCGTTGCAGCAAAAGTTGCCAAGCCAGTTGCCGCTACATAAGTTCTGATAAAAACAGGGGTGCCAGCAGCTAAGCCGCCAGGCAAAGTGCCGCCTGTGCCGGTTCCAACCGAAACTTTGTCGTTGACCTTGAAACCTAAAAAGGTTCCAACATTAATCGTGTTGTTGGCGTTGGTGACGTTTGCGGCTTTAAACGTGCTGTCAGTACCAGCAGGCTTGTAATAAAGGGCGCCGGACGTACCGGATAACGTGGTTGCCATGGCGAGTTAGCGGTAGTTGGCTTCGTTTCATTGTACGAAGGCATCGAATGTTATGGCTAGTTCTGTTTGAAAAAAAGATGCAGGCGCTGCAGCTTCAACAAAAACAGGCCCATCAGCAGCCTCAAAAATAATTTGGCTGACAGTTTTACGGTCAAACAAATCTTTGAGCCTTTCGGCGACTGTCAAGTTGTCACCAGTGCCTACGCCAATAGGGCTGAAAACATTGATTACTAAAATGCCTGCCTGGCGATTGCTGCCAGTGGTAGGGCCAAGCAACGTTGCATAGTTGTTAGCTCCGAAACGGATTTGTGCCTTGACCCAAGTGCTGTTATTAGGCGGCGTAAACGGCACGTTTTCAAAGCTCACCTGATATGCAGGCGATGACGCTAGTTCAGTTGCAATGCGTGCTTCGATTACTTGCCTGATGTCGTTGTAAGTGCTGGTCATCCACGCCTCACGATGCTGGCCCAAATGCCAGGGATTGCATCTCTAGTGTCCTTCCCGGCAAGCTTTTCAGGCCAGCCAGCCATTAAGCCAGTGAAGCGTGTTCTGAATTTGCCGCCCCAGGAAGGCGGCATGTTTTTGCCAAAGGTGATTGCTTCGCCATAATTCTGAGTGTTGTTAACGATTCTTGCTGTCAGCCCTTTGTCTAAGTAAACAGGCGGCTGCCAATTCCCTACAAAAGTTCCACCATCAACTTCGCCTGTCGGGCTGTAATCAATTAACTTGTTTCGCAGAACTATAGAAGCTTCACGCACAAGCTCTTGAACCTTGGCTTCGCAGTAGCCAGAAATTTGAGGAATAGTGATTCTTACTTGTGCCATTAGCCCCTCAAGATAAGCTCAAAAGTAATCGCAATACCCTCTTGCTCTACTGTGTTGACTGTAATAATTTGATACACAACCGAGCTAATAACGGCCTTGTCTTTTGTGCCGGGCGCAGAGGGTAGGTCAGTAGCTGCGACAACAAGGCGTTTGTCTTCTGCCTGAATCAAGCCATTCACTTCGCCTTTGGTAACCCCTTCAAGAACTCCCTTCACGACGCTGTCGCTTGTCGTTTCAGCCGAAGCACCTGTTGCCGTGTTGTAAGTGCCTGCAGTGACATAACGGATAGTCACATCGCCGCCAAACTTTGCAATGACGGTGCCAGCTACTTTTTCAAGGGATTGAGCAAGTCCCATTAGACGCTATAGACAACGACATGACCAGAAGTCAAAGTAATTGAAGTAAAAATTACGCCTTCAATGCAAGCGCCATGGTGAATGTCGATTGCAGACGGAGCGCCTGATCCGTTCTCAGTAATACCTTCAGAAGTCATCGCAGCAATAACCGAGTTCTTCAAGGCTTCCACCTTGTAAAACCTGCCAGTGTGCGCAGCTTGATTAGTAATGATTGTTGCCTTTGAAGGCGAGTAACCCATACCCATGATCAGCTCCGTTTGATTGCGATGTTGCCTGGTCCGCTGATTCTAAGCCCTGTCAAGTAACGCTCGACCATTGGCGGGATTCGATCTGCACCAACAGCTCCGGT